GAAAGATGGAAAGCACCGTAGCACCTGTGCGGTGACTTACTTCTATGCAGACTCTTCACCGAAGATAGTTATTCGAAGAACAAAAACTTCGAATATGCGGCACATCGCATCAGACCTACTGCATGAGATGTGTCATATCGCAGAACCAGACGCAGACTGCGATGAGAGGGAAAGTAAGTTTCAGAAAGAAATGAAACGCTTGGCTAATGCTGGAGCGTTCTATAATATTTGGTAAATGGAGGCTCAGAATGAGTGTTGAAAACGAAGTAAAGGCAGTTGAAGCAGTTGTGGCAGAGGTTGTGGCCGAAGCAAAAACAGTTGAGACGAAAGTCGAGACAGTTGCCGAAGCAGTTGTGGCTGATGCCAAGACTGACGCAAAGGAAGTGAAAGCAGCTATCGTCAATATCAACTCCGACGAAAAGTTGTTCCTCCGCGAAGCAGAACTTGAGTTTCTGAAAGCGCAGATGGAAATCCAACGGCTCAGCAAGATTGCCGAGGAAAAGTCGAAGGGATATCAGGCGTATATTGAGGCGCTTTTCAAGAAGTACCTCATTACGATGGCCGAATATGTTTTCGACGGCTCGGTCAATGCTTTCAAACTGCTTAACAAGAAACTGTAAGTAAGGAGCAGTATGGCGGAAGCCAAAGAGAACAAGACTCAGGCTCAGGCGGAAGAAAAACCGCCTGAGTCTACCTCTACTGCAATTGTTATTGATAAGAGAGGTAGGGAACTACTACAGGAAAAAGGCAGCGGTAAATTCATAGCAAAGAAAAAACCACTCCTGCCTGCTATAGAGTTCACACGCAAAGAGCGCAAATTTCTAAGCAGTTTCAGCAATGACCCAGACCCGCAATTCAAAGGACTGACTGAACACGAAGTTGCGTTTAGGCACATTGTGCGAATAGCACAAGGCAAAGGCTCAGGAGACCCTAAAGCAGACATGGCCGCAGTAAAAGCCTATGAAGTTGCTATGCGTAGAGCCTTAGGAAAAGAAGCACCATCAGAACAAGAACTCGACAAACTCACAAATCAACCAGTGAAGTCAATCATCATTATTGGGCCAGAGATAATGCACCCGGAGATTGTGAAGGAAAAAGAAAAAGTCAAAGAAGAACAACCTGAATTTGCGGAAGTTCTATCAGTAAAGACCGACGAAAAGAAATAGAGGCAACTCAGTGCCCCGCAAAAAGATCGTAGATGCGATAGAGAGACCCCCTTACCTCAATGCTGACGGCACTCTTAATTTCAACAAAATCTTCACATTCCAGCCGAAGCAGACGGAACTACTCAGATACGTTGAGAGGAACGGTAAGGTGTACTTGCAACCCGCCGCAGGACAATGCCTGAGCACTGGAGGTATCCGATCAGGTAAAACTTGCGGGTGGTTGATGTTCTTCGTGATGCATTATTGCTTGCAGTGGGAAAACTGCAACCTCTTAGTACTGCGACGTACGTTCAAAGAGTTGGAATCTGGTGCTATTACAGATTTTCGCACTTTTATGCCGAAGGAACTCTACGAGTATGACCAGACAAAGCACGTTGCCACATTGAAGAACGGATCAAAGGTAGTCTTCGGCCATTGTCAGAACAATAAAGAGCGCGACATCGAGCAGTACTTAGGTCAAGCGTATCCCTGCATCCTAGTTGATGAGTGCGGCCAGTTTTCACCGGACGCATGGATGATGCTTTTTCAAAGAAACATTGTCAATCCCGGTTGCGTTAGAGATGAAGCAGGTAATTTACCAATCCCTGCAATCGTGGGATGCACAAACCCCTTAGGCCCACACTACGAATACTACCGTACGCTGTTCGTCCAGAAAGAACCTTGGAACCCCGGTGACGGTGCTCGCAAGGATGAGACAACAGGCAAGTGGTGGATTGAAGAAGGTGGACAGTGGGTCAAGATTTATGACCCTGAAAAATACGCCTATCAACGCTCGACAGTAATGGACAACCCAGAACTGCTCGCCCGAGACCCCGGCATCATCGAACGTTTGATGTCCATGCCGAAGGCAAAGCGCGACAAAGTTCTGTACGGATTTGATGGAGTGCAGGAAGGTCAGTATTTCGACTGCTTTGATCCCACATATCATGTGGTGAACCTTAGAGAAGACCCTGAAGCAATCATCTGGCAAGACTGGCAACCGTGCTGGGCTGGAGAAGACTGGGGAATGCAGCACGCCAATGCTACATATTTATTTACGAAAGCAATGGTGCGAGACTCTGTTGGAGATAACTACAGACTCAAGACTGTATGCTTCCAAGAAATCGTGGTCACTGGCGGAAAGACGATGGACGAGTTAGCGTCCATCATCGCAGCAAAATGTCATCTGCCAGATGGAACCCCTATCAAACTCAAAGCGATTTACTTCTCTCATGAAAAGTTCAATCGCCAGATGGACAATAGGACTCCTGCGGATGAATATTCACGAGCATTGAAACTCGTTGGGCTGCCTCCCGTGGTATCTGCTACGCGAGACCGCATTGGTTCTGCGGCATTGATGTACAATTTGCTAAAGAAGGGTGAACTTGTAATCCTTGATAATTGCAAAGAGATAATCCTTGCAATCCCATCGTTGATGCGAAACCCGGACCTTCTTGATGACGTTCTCAAAGTAGATGCCAAAGGCGACGATGCATATGACGGGTTTAGATATGGATTATACGGTCATCTATCAGGTAAAAAGAAACCTGATGTTTTAGTAGAAAAAGAGCGAGTTAATGAGTTAAGAAAGAAAGACCCTTTAGCAGCGTGGTTTCTACAGCAGAAGTTAGACGCAGACAGAAGCGACCAGACTGCATCTTTCAAGCAAGCAGAGCAACCCGTGTGGCAAAGCAAGATGGAGACTCAGAGATGAACATAGCAGCAAGCATCAGAGATTTTTGGGATGACCTGTTTTATAGTGCGTTGGTTCAGCGCTTAGAACAAGACTTGCTATTACTCAGGTCAGACTTACAGCAACTGCGCCAAGACAAAGACAGCGTGATTGCTGATTTGCGTGCAGAGAAGTCTCTGCTGCAAGCAAAGATTGGAATGTACGAACTGAATATCAACCGTCGCGTAGGCATTGATCCAACTGCAAAGAAACCAGAGAAACCTAGTTTTGCTTCATTCCAATCGCCACCTATGAAAACAAGTTGGCAAGCAGAAGTTGAAGCACATGACGAACAGATTGCAAAAGAACTAGCAGAGGAAGAAGAAACAAAGAAGAAGGGCGCAACCAATGGCTAAGGAAAAAGTAAGTAACATCTCCATCACCTGTGAAGAGGTTGACGGGAAAGAGGCATACCGTTTAGCGGTGTCTCATAAGTTAAAGCAAACTATTTCACAGAAGAAGGGTTGGGTACCTTCTCCGTACGTGGAACCAGAGATGTTCACATGTACTAACTGTGAAGCAGTATGTAAGAAACTCAAAGAACTTTTAGGTGGATGCAGTAAATAATCGGCACTGCCGAAGAGGAGCAAAAAATGTATAAGGCAAAAGATGGGAAACGCTTTGGCAGTGTGTTCGCTGGCAAACACTACGACGAGAATCACACTGAAGATGGTATGCATAGCGAATCTCCTGAGCATGAAAAGGCAGAGTCGCCTGAGTTTGAAGCAGGGGAACAAGAAGGCAAAGTAGAGCACGAAGCCGAGCAGCATGAAGGCGAAGAGCACGAAGGTGAACAGCATCCAGTAGTCGCAGAACACGGTCCTGCACATAAGACAATTGTGACGCATGATCATGCAGCAGGACGCCATACTGTGGTTTCGCATCACCGTGATGGTCACGTTCACACGAATGTACACGAGCACGCTCACAAAGCACACGACGAAGCACGTGAACTCGCCAACGTACCGCCTGCAGGCAAAGAAGAGAACGAAGAGAAAGATGGCTTCGGCCACAAGGACCAAGGACAGCAAGGCGCACCGAGTGAGAGCGACGGCTTTGCGATGCCGAATCTTGTCTAAAGGAGAACTATGCCAGCCGTAACTGCCAAAGCAAAAGAAGCAGTAAACCGCAGAGCACTTGCAAAGTATCATGCTCATAGAGATGAGAACAGAAGCAGGATGCTGCGTCAACGGTACGGCATAACTTGGGAAGACAAAGTGCAAATGTACGGTGAGCAGAAAGGTTTATGCAAACTCTGTAATGAACCTTTACCAGAAGACATAGGCAAATGCCAAGTAGATCACGACCACGAAACGGACAGTGTAAGAGGGTTGTTGCATCACCGCTGCAACCTATTCCTTGGGTACCTTGAACAAGATGAAGAGTTCTTAGAAAAGGCCCTTACATACTTGGAGAACACAAAGCATGCCAGCACAATCTAAAGCCCAATGGCGGTGGCTTCACACCGATGATGCAAAGAAACAACTAGGAAAGTCTGGCGCTGATGAATGGCTCAGCGCCACGGGATCGCCCAAGGGATTGCCTGAACGTAAGGCCGCTGGCCTAGGACGGAAGAAGGAGAAATAACATGGCGCTAGGTCTTGGAGTACCAAAGAAGAAACAAGCAGCACCTGCTGAGACGGCATCGTTAGATGCTACGCAAATGCCAAGTTGGATGTCAGGCGAAGCGCCAAGTTATAAGCCGCGCAAAAAGCCACGCGTTGACAGCGGTGGTCAGTTAGCCAAAGGTCAGATGAGGGCAGCATGAGCCTAGGCATGGGACGACGACCAAAGTCAAAACTGCCTGAACCATCTTCAAATACTAAGAGCACAGGCAAGCAGGACTACATGGCAGAAGCCATGAATGCAAAGAAGGAAAAACAACCATGGCAATCGGCTTAGGAAAACGTACGAAGTTGAATGCATCCCCGCAGCAACCTCCGATGTCTGCGAATGATCAGAACCCTACCTCCTTCAAAAGAGTGACCATGGGTATTCGCAAGGGAAGCAACGCTAAG